AGAGTTTATTATGACAGGTTTCACCGCTGCTGATTGGGAGGCTATGCAATGAAAATGCCATGTAGAGTTAATGATCAATGGGATAAAGAGCCAGACGGCTTTGAGGATGATCAACCTGTTTCCCGTAATAGAGTAATTCAAGATTGCGACATGCTGCTGAGGGATATTATGGTCAACTGGGACTATTGCAAACAGAAAATAGACTTTGTACCAGATCAGGATGACATAGACTTAATAGAGGCGCTACATACTGAAATGGAATACCATCTAAAAAGATACTTTAAAGTCGCTAAAGAGTAATAAAAAAGATAACTACTAGTTGTTGTTTGAAAAGGGGCTTTAAAGAGTCGCTAACAAAACTATACAGTCATTTATAGCATAATTTTAGGAGAAGCACAATATGGGACGTAAAATTAGATACGTTAAAAACGAAAGTAATCACCCTTTGCTAGTGAAAGGTAAGTTTTATACAATTAATGGCATGGCTAGGGAGGTTAAAATACCGCAAATGACCCTGCGGAACAGATTAGGGTTATTGGACGTAGTAACAGATGAGCATTTTATAGATAAAAAGCGCAAAAGGGTTTTGTGGCCTCAGTTTGAGAATAAAGCAGGGGTTGCATCCGCTAAATGGTTAAAGAGGGCGTTATAATGTTTAAAGAGTATATGATGGGTACTACTGACCCAGTGGTTCAGGCAGTAGTTAGGGCTGCTTCAGATATTAGCAATGGAGTTTTTAGTTTAAAAGAGGCTTCAAACTTCTATAAAGTGTCTAGCGATGTTATAGTGCGCTTTATGTCAGAGAGTGCAGAGTATGACGTTGTTTTTAATAAGAGAGAGAGCGAATGAAAATATTTAATAAAACACTATCTATTGAGTTGATTAATGCCGCCGGGTTTTGGTTTGAAATAGCTGATTCGAGGGCGGTATGGGTTCTTAATCAAGATACTGACGATGTATACGCTATGCCCTTCGAGGGTTACTTACTGGGGCTACCGTTTATACTAATTAGCTATGGTAGGGTATATGAGGAGGTGGAATTATGAGTGGTTTTTTTAAGAATGCAAAGAACCAAGTTAGTATATTAAAGGATTTAACTGAAAAGTTGGCAGTGGCTGAAGAAGCCTCTGCTGCTTGTGAGCTACGCAACTATGACAAGTTGCAGTATAGTAACAGTGACGCTAGACACGCAGAGGTGATAAAGGAGGCTATGCGTTTTGTAAAGGTTGATAGGGATTTTGAAATAGACTTCCATCATGGAGTAGGAGTTTTTATGGTTGGTGATAAGTTTATTATAGCACCTCGCTCTCGAAAATGGAGAGTACAGGGTAAAGGGACTTGGTATCGCTATAAAAACCCTGACCAGTTTATTAAGAAGTATTTGCTAAGAGAGGAGGTTAATGTATGAGTGGTTTAATACACCAGCCATGCCCTGATTGCGGTAGCAGTGACGCATTGCAGATAAACACTAACAGTACATTCTGCCATAGTTGCCATAAATACACGCCTACCAGCGATGACTACGCACCTGTATCAGTGCCAGAGTCTACAACACCAAAGGCTAAACCAGACTTCAGCGCAGTAGAGAGAACACTAGCCACGGGCAACTACCAAGCCATTATGACTAGAGGGCTGACCACGGCCACAGCTAAGACCTATGGGATACTAGAGAAGCCCGACAAAACCTATTTTGCCTACCACGATCCAGAGGATGCCAACACCCCTGTAGCCGCTAAGATAAGGCTACCAGATAAACAATTCTACAACGTAGGCAACTGGTCAGCCTCTGGACTATTTGGACAGCATTTGTTTAACGGTGGTGGTAAGTACATAACGCTATGTGAGGGTGAATTCGATGCGGCTGCGGCTTACCAGATGCAGAATAGTAAGTATGCTTGCGTCAGTGTCAGGAATGGTGCTGGCGGTGCGCTTAAAGACTGTAAGGCATCATACGAGTATCTGGACAGCTTTGAAGCTATTATTATATGTTTTGACGCAGACGAACCTGGAAATAAGGCGGCCAGAGAGGTTGCAGAGCTGTTCAGCGGTAAGGCCGCTATAGTCAAACACACTGGCGGTCATAAAGACGCTTGCGACTACCTTATAAATAATGATGTGAAAGGCTTTACAGCAGCATTCTGGGCGGCAGAGAAGTTTGTACCGGACGGTATCATCAACGGTGCTAGTCTCTGGGATGAGGTGAACAGACCTGTAGAGAAGTCTGCTGTTATGTATCCTTGGCAGAACCTGAACAAACTGACCTATGGCATCAGAGAGGCTGAATTGGTCACTATCACCGCTGGTTCTGGGCTAGGTAAGTCACAGTTTGTGAGAGAGATTGTCTACCACATCTTGCAGAACTCTGAGCAGAACATTGGCCTATTGTTCCTAGAAGAAAACGCCAGAAAGACAGCGTTGTCGCTAATGTCTCTATCAGCTAACAAGCCTCTACACCTACCAGACGTAGAAAGCACAGAGCAGGAACGCTGGGAGGCTTTCGAGGATACAATGGGTACTCAGAGGCTGTTTCTGTTTGACCACTTCGGTAGCACCAGTATTGACAACATTGTCGCACGTTGTCGCTACATGGCTAAGGCGCTAGACACTAAGTTTTTGTTTCTAGACCACGTTAGCATTGTCGTTTCAGCACAGAGCAACGGTGATGAGAGGAAGGCGCTGGATGAGATATGCACCAAGTTGCGAATGCTAGTGCAAGAGACAGGCATAACATTGTTTATGGTTAGTCACCTGAAGCGACCAGACGGTAAAGGTCATGAGGAGGGTGCTGCTAGTAGCCTGTCACAACTCAGAGGATCTGCGTCCATTGCACAGCTATCAGACATGGTGATAGGGCTAGAGAGGAACGGCCAAGCGGCAGACCCAGTAGAGCGTAACACTACCAATGTCAGGGTTCTAAAGAATCGCTTTTGCGGAACTACTGGCCCTGCTGGTGGCTTGTTGTTTGACGCTAAAACTGGTAGAATGTTAGAAATTAAAGAGGAGGCGTTATAACTTGATGAAAGCATTAAACTATGCAATTCAACCTTATCCGAAAGCATATTCAGTTTTAAATGAGAGGGTGCTATAATGAGATGTATATCATGTGATAAACTATTGACAGACTTTGAATCTACTAGGAGGTCACTCCAAAGCAATGACTTTATTGAACTGTGTAATGATTGTTTCTACTACGCATCAGATGATATTGCAACGCTTTCTAGAGAAGACTTGAGAAGTGAACACGATAATTTCATAGGAGAACAGGAGTATGAGCAAGATTGGCAACTGGGTCTTAGAGACTGAAGAAAGAAAAGCAGAATTACGACACACTAACCCTTATGACAGACACAGCAACACAGGAAACACAACGAGGCAATACTATGTTGAATACAGTAACAACAGATCAAAGAGTAATAGCATGGTTCAGTTGCGGAGCAGCTAGTGCAGCCGCTACCTATTTGGCTAGAAATAAGTACAAAACTCCTAACTTTGAGGCTATCTACTGTAGAGTTGCGGAGGAGCATAAGGATAATTTTAGATTTTTAAACGACTTCTCCAGTAAGTTTACGTTACCAATAAAAATAATTGGCGATGCATCTGCTGAGTTTTCTATTTACAAAGTTTTTGAGCAAAGGAAGTTTATCAAAGGGCCGACAGGTGCGCCTTGCACTATGATATTAAAGAAAGATGTAAGGAAAAAATACCAAAGAGAAGGAGATATACAGGTATTTGGATACACTAGTGAAGAAGAAGACAGGGCAAATAGGTTTATAGACTCCAACAACGATGTTGATGTTGATTTTATCCTGTTAGAAAACAACTGGACTAAGAAAGACTGCCTAGAGTTTGTTAGAGATAGCAACATAGAAATACCAGTTATGTATAAACTAGGCTACAACAACAACAACTGTGTTGGTTGTGTCAAGGGCGGTATGGGATATTGGAATCAAATACGAGTAGACTTTCCTGAAGCATTTGATAAGATGGCAAAGCTAGAACGAAAGCTAGGCCACGCTATTAACAAAGACAAGAATGGTGCAGTGTTCTTAGATGTTTTAGCGAGTGATAGAGGAAACTTTAAGAAAGACTTACCTAGTGATTGTGGATTCACTTGCGAGTGGAAACAACAAACATTTAAGTTTTAGAGGCAATACTATGTTGATTACGCTGGATATAGAAACAAACACCAGCCACGACAAAATCTGGGTAGTGGTGACGCAGGACGTAGACACTGGCGAGGTGCTAGAGCATTATAGTGGGACAACACTAGCCCCTCTAGTAAGCAAGGCTACAGGCGTTATAGGACACAATCTCATAGGCTTTGATGCGCCAGTGCTTTACAACGTGTGGAATCTAACCATACCCACAGGAAAGCAACGCGACACTCTTGCAATGTCTAGACTCTGGAATCCTTCGTTAGAGGGTGGTCATAGCCTAGATTCATGGGGGCAACGCTTTGGCGATCCTAAGATAGACTTCCACGATTATGACGGTGGACTGTCTGACGAGATGGTAGAGTATTGTAAGCAAGATGTAGCACTAACAACCAAGCTATTCAAACATTTAACCGACATACTAAAGCGTGAGGAGTTTTCACAACAATGCGTAGATTTAGAAGAGAA